GTAGCCAGTATTATTCCACAGCGCTCGAAGATCGCCTACCCCTGATTTTCGATTTCTCGTGCCGCTAGTCGCACAAGCCCCTCTAGCGCGGCCTTCACCGTTTGTCGGCGGACTTCATCACGGTTGCCGGGGAAGTGCTGAACCTCACTGTAAACCTCATCGCCCACACCCCAGGCCAGCCACACTGTGCCCACCGGTTTGTTCGGCGTGCCGCCGTCGGGGCCAGCGACACCGCTGACCGCCACGGCAAAATGCGCCAGGCTCTTGTCCCGCGCGACACGCGCCATGGCCTCGACCACTTCGCGACTGACCGCGCCAACCGTCTCGAACAGCTCGGCCGGAACATGCAGTTGCTGGGTCTTCTGCCGATTGGAATACGTCACGTACCCCGCCTCAAACCAGGCCGAACTGCCCGGAATCCGCGTGATCGCTTCGGCAATCCCGCCGCCGGTGCAAGACTCGGCGGTGGTGACGTGGGCATTGAGCACTTGTAGACGTCGGCCCAGTTCTGCGGCCAGTTGGGTGGTCTCTTTCACGGCGAGCTCCGGATCGTGTGGAATGCCTTCACCGTACACGAGCCGGACGCGCTTTCAATACACAGAATCATTCAAAATGTTCGGACGCCAGCGCTCTGACATAGGCCTGACACGCCTGCAAGGCAATCAGTCCGCGGTCGCCGGTGTCGGTGATGGCGATAATTCTTTGAGCATGCGCCGGGTCAAGTCGGGCGCGTACGGTTGCAGGATCCACGCCGCCGGTGCCGGCGGTGGCTGGCACCGCACAACCGTGGGCAACGTCGCTGGCGTCGAGAAGGACTGACAACCGAACATCGGCAGTAGCAAGGCGATCGCGCAGGCGATCCTGATCACGTTGGGCATCGCTCAGCGCTCGATAATGGGTTTGTTCACTCGCGGAGAGCCGCTGCTCCAGTGCCAGGCGTTTATCCTGCTCGGCCTGCTGTGCGCTCGCGGCGGTTTGAGTGAGTTGATTTTGCGTCTCGGCGTTTAACCGCGCTTGGTCGGCCAATTGCCGACCGTAGCCCCAGTCCTGAAACTGCCACGCCGCTGCGAAAGCCCCGGCCACCAGAAACAGCAGACCAATCACCCGCCAGGAGCCGGACATAGCACCGCCCTCGCCCGCGCCCAGATCTCGAGCCGATCCTGCAAGCCGTTCAACCCGCCGTTGATACGGCGGGTGATGGTGTTGAACTGGTCCGCGTCGGCCAGTTCATTCAGGCTCTTCTGCACCCAGAACCACGCCGCCGATTCGGCCGCCCATTGCGGTTGCTCGAGCAATTCGGGCAACGCCAAAAGGCGCTCATCGCCAAACAACCCGAGGCTGCATTGTCGATAGTTGGCGCGACCGGTGATTTGTATTAGCCCACGTCCTCGGTACTTTTGCCCGTCGCCATCCGCCTCCGGCGTATTGCCCAGTCGCCGCGCCAGGGTGCCGGTGTCGTATTTGCTCAGGTATTGGTTGTTGCCCAATTCGCGCACGTAACGCAATTGGCCCGACTCGTGACCGACCTGTGCGAGGAACGCCGCGATACGTTTTGGCGTATCGATGCGATGCCTGGCCATCGCGGTGTTGAGTGGCGAAACAAAAACGCCCGCTTGTGTGCGGGCGTTGGGCATGATGTCGATAAGGTGTTTTTCAGTTATTTGCATGATGCTTGATCCTCCCTGGATGTTGTCCCGATTGAATCACGGCTGGCGGCTGAAGCTTGCCAGCCATTTATTTGCCAGCGTTTTCAGGGGGCCGGTCGCACCAGTTTCCGCGAGTCCCCCATCCGCCGGTAGCACCTGCCCGCCCGAGAGCTGCCACTGCTGGAACTCTAGCCAGTCGCGATTGTTGGAGTCCTGTGGAATAAACGCACAGTCAGCCAGGCGCAACACGCCGCAAGCGCTTAATTGATAAGCCATGAGTGTCGCTCCTAGATTTCAGCGTCCGCTGTCCATTCCAGTTGCAAAGTCTGCCCCGGTGCGCTGCCGACTGGCGTGACGGTGGCAAAAGAAATACTACGATCCGTTACGCCTTGAAGTAGCGTGCCGGTGCAAGCTTTGCTGATCGTTTGATTCCAGACCTGATTACTGCTGTCCGCCGGGCTATAGGCAGTAACCGTCGGTTGAACTCTTTTCTGAACCAGTAAGCCGATCGTCATCCCGTATTGGCCGGTATTTCCTGCCGGGACCTGAGTAAATGTCGAGATACAGGTATTGGTGCCATTATTGGCTTTGACCGGCAACCCGGAAGCAAATGACTTTTCGAAATAGCGCTGACATAACGCCAGCTCCTGCGCTAAGGGACGAAGTTCAAAGGGAGTGGATACAGGCCCCTCCTCCAATTGGACCTGTGTCAGATCGACCGTTTGCAGCACGTTGAGAGGCAGATCGAACGCCAATGTCAGACAATCGCCGCTGCCTTGCATTTTCCCCGCAATGGCAGGCACCTGAAACGTTGCGGTGTAGCGCGTCCACACTGTGTTCAGTTGAAACGAATCGATCAATTTCCCAACGGGTGCCGATCCACCCACCCCGAATTGCTGCGCAATTGTTATTTGCAAAGGCCGCACGGCATCGGATCGAGCCCAAAACGTCAGCGTTGCCGTTTTTCCGGCGAGCGTTCTGACCGACTCTATATTCTGGGAGATTTTGTGAACGGTAGCTCCCGCCCCTGCGGACGTTTGCTGCCAGCGCAGGAAACAGGCCGGTTCATCAGAGACCTCGCCTTGCCCGAGAGCAAAATTTTGCCGAGTGATGCTCACTCCGGCGTTTCCGTTCCAGTCACAACGGAAACGATCAGCCACGTACCCGCCGACATTTGGCGCCTGATTGCTCGCACCACGTTGCCAGATTCTGAAATCGCCATTGATCAACAGATTCTTGCGATAGACCTGTACCGGAAACGCTTGAAGCGGATCAGGTCTGGACAACTGTCGAATGGCTTGGGCCAATTGATGGGTCTGATTTTCATCAGGTGTCAGGCCGGCAGCCGTGATTGCATTGAGAATCTCCTCGGTAACACTGTTCCCCCAACTCGCCGGGATCAGTGACCCCGGCTTTCCTGCAATCGGGTCTTCGTCGACAAACCTGCCGTTTTCCAGACCTGAGCCCGGAATGCTTTTCGGATAATCCATATCACGTTCCTGATGATTTAAGGCGCAGCAGACAGCCAGCTCGGTGCCACTGGTCTATGGGCGCTGGACGGGAAGAACGAGCCTTGCGGCCACTCGCGCAACGCCCGTCGATAAGTTTGCAGTTCGGCATATTGTTCAGTGGTCAATGTTGTGCCGCCGCCGTCCTCCAGTTCATCACGGTCGCGTGCGACCAGGCCGTCAGTGGCGGCAAGCTGAGCGTTGCGCCAGGTGCGTTCGAAGCCTGCGGCCGCCTCTGCCGAAGGAGGCGGTGGATCGACCAGGACCGGATAACCGCTTTCAGCATGCACGCCAATAACTTTCGCGGTGACCGACAGTTGCTGCAGAAGCGAGATCCAATAGGCTTGGGGAATTTCGATGACATCGTCAGGAATGTCCGACGAATTGATTCCCGGTACATACACGCCTCGCGTACCGGCGCTGAAAAGCACGTTGGTAGTATTCATTCAATAACCCTTGGCAAAATAAAACACGGTCCAGCCAGCGCCAGGCTGGTTGACCGCGTTGCGCACTTTCAAGCGAACGCCTTGCTTGGTGGCGGTGCCTCCGACAACAATCGCGATGGCCGCTTCGCCACCAGCGTGGTTGGCGACACATGAGAAAAACCCATTCGGGAAGGAAACTGGGAAATTGACCCACATTTCACCGTTGGCATCCGTAATGCCGGTTCCCCATTGATCTATGTTCCCACTGGCGTGCTTCTGATACCCGGGGTTAGCAGTCAACCCTGAAAACAGCGCGGCATATTTGAGACTCGCGGTGCCGTGGACTGCCCAGACTCCGTTTTCCCTGACGACGGTGGCGCTCTCACCACTGTTCATGACAATCGAGGTCAGTTCAGCTCCTTGCGGGCTTATTTTCGCAATGCCTGTACAGGCAATAGTGACCGGGGCGTTGCTACGGCAATGCAGCGTGAACGTTGCGCCATTGGGAACTGACTTGATGTCTGGCAAAGACACGGTATAGGTCGAGTTTCCGCCCAGGCCGATCGCCCATCCCACATCCGCAAGAGAAAGTTGCGCCGTGGCTGCGATGTCACGAGACCCTGCATGATTGCCCAGTGCACGCTGCACGAACTCGGCCGTAGCCACTGAACGGCTGAAATCGAATTGCGCCGGGGTTTTGAAGAGCTGCGAGCTACGTAGCGCGTCGAGCATTTGTGTATTTGAAGTCTCGGTCGGTGTCATTCCAGCGGCCCGCACAACGCCGAGAATTTCCTGCGTCACGCCATTGCCCCAACTCGCGGGAATCAACGATCCGGGTGTGCCCGCGAGCGCGTCCTCATCAACAAACATGCCATTGACCAAGCCTGCGCTTGGCACACTGATTGGATAATCCATTGTCTTTTTCCTTAACGATGACTTCGATCCTTGCGGCCGCGCGGGGCGCCACAGGCCAAATGATGTACAAACTAAACAAGCCGATATCGCATGGCCTCGGTGGCGTAGAAGTGGATCTTGTTGCCTAGCTGGATATACCGTTGATCAGGCCACGAATCCCGAGCAACGCATCGTCTGCCGCGCCGCGCGCCAAATCGACCTTGCCCTTGGCAGCCTGCGCACGAATCTGCGCTTTGGCCTTCAGTCGCAACGTACGCAGCGCCAACAGATGGTCAGTCAGTTGATCGGCCTTGCTCAGAATCTGCTCCGCCGCCTGTTTGGCTGTGCGGCCTTTCGCGACCCACGCGGCGACTGAGAGTGGCACTTCCTTTTTCGGATATCCGGCGTCGCTGAAAGCCTGAGCGTCTGCGGCGGCCTGTGCGTACTCCATGGCCTTGAGTGGATCGCCGGCCAGTGCGTTGCGAGCGTTGTCGGCGGCGGCGTCGACTTTGGCGCAAAGGCGTTCGGCTTCCTGCAGATCCAGTGCAATTTGCATATCTGCATTGAAAATCCAGTTCTGCCCATCCCACTCGTGCGCAGCCGACGGTTGCGGCAGGCGCAACTCACCGTCGCACTGATGAAGCTCCTGAATAACGATCATCGAATAAGCTCCCACGAGAATTGCACGTTCACCGCGTCGGAAAAGTTGATGGCAATGCCCGCGCTGTAATCCGTGATGGGATGGGTTTTGATGCCCATGCTCAGCAATAGCTCATCGCTGTCGGCATTGGATTGGCCCAGGTTGTGCTCGGCCTGATAGCACTGCCACAGCGAGCGCAAATTTGCGTGGTCGAAACTCGCCGCCAACGTCGAAACCGTGACGTCATTAACGATGTTGTTGGTGAACAGTACGCACGGTGAAACCGTTGCCGGGTTCCACCCTCCCGGGTTGTTTGAACTGCCCGTCAGGATCGGCGACAGGAAGCAGTAGTTGCCTCCAGCCCAACCGGTGGACGGAAAGCCGACTGAGGTGACCGCCGTCGACGATGGCGTTGGGTTACCGGCGACTAGCCGTGCCGCACGCGCGTGGGGGTCGAGCGGTAAAAATATCGCCCCTGTGCCATTTACCGTTTGCGTCCAGGTCAAACGAGCGCGGTTGTAAATGGTCCGCACAATCGGCATCGAACCGGGTGCTCCGGTTATCACCCACGCCAGACACATGTCCAGAGGCGTGGACTGAAAACCGCCGCCGGCAGCGCCGTTGACGGTACCTTTGAGTGAGTCAGGCACGACATCATGAATGCCACCGCGTTGGGTGTAGAACGTGAGTACCCCAGCGATAACTTGCACTCGCAGAAAGTAATGGCTGCTGGGCAGCAAGTCGGCGCTGCTCCACGCCATCGTCACGAAGGTGCGCGCACGCCCGAGTTGGCCGGCCACTACTTCCTGGCCAAGGCTAATAAAGGTTCCCGCTGCGATCGAAATCCGGCCACCACTGGTTGAGGCCGCCGCCGGACTGACCGGCAGACGTGCATCGGCGGTAGCAACGGTGGGCAAAGGCAAAGCAGCCAGCGGCAGCGCCAGATCCTGGTTCCAGCCTTTGGCCGTCACCGATTGAATCGCCTGCAACAACTGATCATATTTCTTCTCGTCCGGCGTCAGATCCGCCGCCTTGATCACGTTGAGAATTTCCTGCGTAACTCCGTTACCCCAATCCGCCGGAATCAACGATCCCGGCGTCCCCGTCATGGGGTTCTCATCCACAAATTTGCCATTCACCAGCCCGGCGCTGGGCACGCTATTCGGATAGTCCATCTGCTCATCCCTCCCTAGTCATAATTGATGTGCACCTTGGTATGCGCCGGCGCGCTGCGGTGGATCAGGCATTCCAGCGCCGAGCCCGGGTTGACGCCGAAGCGCTCGCCCCAGTAGCTCGCGCCGTAACGCCGGCCGAGCAGCAGGCGGCCGCCGGTGTTGAGCGTCCACATGAACTGCGCTTCCCAGGTGCCCCAATGCGCCGAGCCGAAACGTGCACGGCCCATGCGCGGGGCTTCGTGTTCGGTGATGCTGGCGTTGGGGTAGCCCTGGCTTTTGGCGATGTCGAGGTAGTAGCCGATAGCCTGGCTGCCGACCGCGAGCAGGCGACGGCGTACGGCGAGGCGGCGATCGTCGAACAGCGGCGTGGTGCCCAGGCACGGGTCGGGAAGTTGCATGACGCGTTCCCAGTCGGGCACCAATTCGCTGACGCCGGCCGGGTCCATTTCGTTGAGCAGATCGGCAGCCCGGGCGTCGAGGCGGGCCAGTGCGACGGCGACGCCTTGCAACACTTCTTCGAGTTCCGGCACGCGTTCCGGATCCCATGCCGGGCCACTGGGCAGCAAAGCGCGCAGTTGCGCCTGGTATTGCGCGGCGGTTCTTATGCCCCCCATATGCAGCCTCCGAAGGTCAGCAGTTCGCTCTGCCCGGCCGGCACGTCGGCTGCCGGTGCGCTGAGGCTGTGATCGTATTCGCCGCCGGCGCTGCTGATCGCTTCGCGGATATGGCTGATCAGCAGCGGCACACCCAAATCTGCCTCGCGGTTATGCAGATCACGCAGTTGCGCTTCGACGGCGGCGCGAACCGCAGTGGTGTCCGGTTCGACGCGCTTTAAGCGATACACCACCGGCACTTGAACCGGCCGCTGCACATGCACTTCTGCGGTCACCGGACGCAGCGGTTCGATGTACTCCTGAACCTCCGCCAACTGCTCATCGTTCGGCACCGGTTGCGGGTCTTCATCACGCATGATGAACACAGTCACCGTGCCCGGCCCAAGCAGGCCGCCCCGGCACCACGCCCGCGTCACACCCGGCACTTCCAGTGCCCAGGTTTCGTAGTCGCTGGCCGCGCCACCGTGGGGAATCACGCGGTAGGATCGAATGACCCGCGAGCGCAGCGACTCGAGGCTTTCGCGCGCCACGCCACCGCTGAGGCCCGGCGCCAGCACCACGAAGCTGTTGCCGACAATCCCGGCAATCGGTTGCACCGGGGTCAGTGTCAGACCGGCGTCGGCGTTGCCCAGACTGCCGGCCTCCAGCGCCGCAATCGTGGTGGTGTTGCTGCCATTGACCGTGGTGCGCGCGGTGGTGACTTTGTAGGTCCGGCCATCGTTCGCTTGCAGCAGCGTGTCAACGTCGAGCACGGCGCCAGGTGTTGCAGTAAAACTGATGCTGCCGGTAGCCACCTGTGCGGCTTTGCGCGGCTGGTTGAGGCGCAGTGCGGCGATGCGTTCCAGGGTTGACTCGTCAGCCTTGTCCGGCAGGATCTGCTCGGCAATCCAGTCGAGATAACCGTACAGGCCATAAGCCGCGCCACCGAGGGTACGGGCCAGCACTTGCGCATCGGACTGGCGCAGCGAATCGCCGGCCAGGTCGCTTTGGGTGCGCTTGAACAGCACCGGCAGCGAAGGGGTTTCAAACGGCATAGATCACCTGCCAACTGTTATCGGGGTTGATATCCAGACGCTCGCCGTCAGCCAGAGTCAGGACCGTGCGCAGGCTCAGGCGCTGGGCGTCGAGGCGTTCGCTGATGATGTCGATCGCGCTGCAATGGCCGTCGTCGAGCAGCCACTGCAGGGCTTCGCGGGCATAGAACTCTGCGTCCATCTGCGTTTGCCGGGTCAGCTTGACCCGGCGCAACAGCCACAGCCGCGAGCCGATGCGATCGTCGGCAACCGTGGGAAAACTGTCGCCCCACCAGCCGAAGCGCTCTTCGTCATCGAGGGCGTCGTCATCGGCGGCGCGACGCCAGGTGAACAGGCTGATCAGGACGGCGCGGGTCAGTGCAGCGTGGAGGTTCTGGCTGATGAACATCATTGGCCTCCTGCCGGCGCGCCGGTCTGACCGTTGCCGGCCTGCACGCCAACATGCACGTGTTTGATCTGGCTGATGCCGCCGGCCAGTTGATCACCGGTGGAGACGATCTTGCCGGTCTGGTTTATCACCGGCGTGTCGAAGTTCACCGCGCTGCTGGCGCGGATGTTCAGCGTGGCGGTTTCAATGTCGATGATCCGCCCGCGCTTGAAGTGAATCCTGTCGCCCTCGTCGGTGTAGATCGCCACTTCACCGGCAGCGAGTGCTTGCAGGCGATAGCGGCGGTCGGCGATGACCAGGGCGATGGCGTGGGAGCGGTCGCCGCCGATGAAGGTGACGACCCCTTCAGCGCCAGCCAACGGATGGCTGGTGAAACCGTAGGGTTCGAAGTGTTCGAGGTCGTCGTTGACTTCACCGGCGGTGAGGCGCATTTGCAGCGATTGCAGTTTCGAAGCCGAATTGGCGAGCACGACAGTGCCGCGCGCCAGCAGGCGTGTCAGTAGGCTCATGGGGTGTCCTTGAAAAGAGTCGCCCGAATGGGATCAGTGTGGGAGCGAGCCTGCTCGCGAACGCGGCGGGTCAGGCGCTGTGATGTTGAGGCTGGCGACGCTTTCGCGAGCAGGCTCGCTCCCACAGGGTTCGGGGTCAGGCTCAGGTTTTTTTCGGGGGCGCCGGATCAGGATCAAAGGTATACGGCGGCGCCACTTGCAAGGTGGTCACCGATCCCTGCGCCGACAACGAATAGGTGACCTTGGAGATCAGCATGTCGCCATCGAAATCCAGCACCGGATCCTTGACCTTGACCAGTGTGTTATGGCGCCACAAATCACCGTTGCTCTGCCGCCAGCCCTGCACCTGATAGGTGGTGGTCTGTGCGCGGCCCATGCGGGTCGCGCTTTCCCACTGGGCACGCTGCTGCGCCAACTCAAAGGTCAGTTGCGTGCCTTCGTTGATCACCGTGGTGCGCCGCCGTTTGAAGCTCAGATCCGCCGCCGTCGACTCGACTTCGCTGACCGCCGCGCCGCTTTTTGCATCCGAGCCTTTTTGCTGGCCGATCACCCGGTACTCGGAGAATACCTGGCTGAAATCCATCGGCGCACTGGCCGACAGAATGTTCTTGCCCAGCTCCAGCGCATCGCTAGCGCGCCCGCCGCTGCCGGGTTTGGCCAACACCAACTGACCCAGCTCGTTGTCGGTGGAAAACACCCGCAGCAGCGACAGCAATCGGTCGATCGACTGGAATACCGTTTCACCCGGCACGATGGTGTGTTTGGTCAGGCGTGTGGTGTCGCTGATTTCGTTGACCACCCACAGCCCATATTCGCTAGCCAAATCCCGGACGATGCTGAGCAAGGGTTTTGCTGCCATTGACTGGGCAGGTTGCGGGCGGCGCAATCGACCAGATCCTGGGTCTTAGAACTGCCTTCGATGGTCAGGCTGATCTGCCGCCCGTCATAGCGGACAGGTGCCTTGAACACGTAGCCGGTGAGCACCAGGTCCTTGCCGATTTTTACTTCGCAGGGGTCGCCGGGTTTGATCCTTTGATCCACGGTCTGACCGGGCCACTGCCAGGTAATGTCGAGCTTGAAAGTGCGGAACTGACGCTCCAGATCGGCAGTGATTTCGACGCTTTTCCAGCCGCCGTATTCCATGTCGTTGACCGTCAGCGTGACGTGGTTATCCAATTCGTTCATGGCATTACTCCCGCGAAACTTTGACATCGTTGGGCGAGAAACCGGGATGGGTGATCGCGTTGCGCTGAGTCACTTCTTCGACCCGCGTGGCATCGCCAAACTGCTTGTAGGCTACGACCACTGCCGGAAAACTTTCCTGAAACGATTTGCTGACTTGCCGCACGCCCGATGACGCCACCGCTTTGAGATGAGCCACCAGCGCTTCCTTAACATCGTTGATGGCCTGGAAGTGAGCAGGTCCGGCTTTCGCCAGCATTGGATCAATGGCGGCAGTCACCGCCGTGCGCAGCGCTTGCATGTCATCGCTGACGGGGACTTCCTGACGGCTGACCGGCGACGTCGACTGTTGAGCCACTGAGGGTGTCGACGCCAGTTTTACCGGCGTGGTCGCCACCGGCATCGACGCGACCCACTGCGCGACTTTGACCAGCATCGTGTCCTGCACCAGATCGGCCATGGCTTGCGCTGCGGCGTTGGTATCCTTGCCGGTGGTGATCTTCGGCGCATCGGCCTTGCGAATCGCTTCGAGTTGCTGCGACACGTCGGCAATCACGCCACGGTAGCCTTCCTTGGCGAACGCTTTCAGCTCCTTGATATCGCCG